ATGTTTGAAACAACCTTCCCCATTTCAACAACGACTGAATCCCGAGTGATCGAGCTTGCAGCAACGTCAACAACTGCAGAGTCTGCAGCTGCTAAGACAGTCACTCCGTCTGTTTGTCCAGCTGTTGAGTTTGCGCCTTGCCAGAAGTTTGTTTCCATATTTGCAGCAACCTTGTCAGCAACGTGCTGAAGGATGAAAGTAGAAAGATCAGAAGCGATTCCGCTTTTGATTCCTTTCATTTGAAGGCTTTCAAATGTAGTTCTATAGTTTTTTGTACATAATTCGAGATTAACTTGAAATTCTTCTGGCTGAAGTACGATTTCTGTTGTTGTCAGAGTACCTGTTGCAGAAAAATCACAGCTTGCATTTTTGATCAAATTAGCGTCAGTATTTAAGACTTGGATTACTTCTTTTCCCTGGATGTTGTCTCTGACATCTACAGTTCCAGAAGCTAAAGTTTTCCCAGAAAGAAGCGAAGCGGACAAATATCCGCTGGCTTTTTTGCCCGAGAAAGAGTTATTAGTAAAAGTATGAGTTGTAGCCATGTTTTATTTATTAAATTGTGTGATTAGATTGTTTAAATATTGAGCTCTTTGAACTGTGACATTTGAAAAAGTTGCCTCTTCAGAACTGTTCGCTTCTGGATTGTGAGCAATAGGCTCGACAACTTCTGAAGTCAATTCGATTTCTTCTATTTTTTCAACTTCTGCAAGCTCTTCAGAAGTTTCGTTTTTAGTTTCTAGCATTGTTTTGAGTTCCTGGAGTTGTGCGCTCAAGCTGTCGAATTCCTCTTTTGTTGCGTATACAACTTTATGAGATGTTTCAGTTGACTTGACGTTCCCTTCTGGAGCTTCTTCAGTTGCTTCAACTTCTTCTTCTGGTGTTTCTTCAGTTTCTTCTTCGCTGCCAGCTTCTTTGACTTGATCAATGATCCCTTCTTCAGAAATTACAATCGAAGCCCCTGTCTCTAGGAGATAGGTTCCGATTGGGAGAGGGATTTTGTCCTCGCCTTCGCTAACAATAAAGATTTCGCTGCCACTTTCCAGAGAGGTTGTCTCAACCTTAGTTCCGTTTTCGAGGTTCATTGTCTCTAGCTCAACTTTTTGCTCGTTGAGTTCGATTCCCAAAACCCCTTTGATTTGATTTAGCATATCTATTGCGTTCATATTTTTGGGTTATATAGTAAAAACGTTTTTCGATATGCAATTCGGTCAAATTTTAAGGGTAAATTTTAAACAGAACCTATTCCCTGGGCATGTGTTTCTCCTGTACAGCATTTCTTATCATAGGTTTTGCGGTCTTTACACAAACAAGCTCTGTCTCCGCCAACTCTGTTCACTCTGCTCACAGTTTTTTTTGGTTTTTTTCTCATTGTATTATTGTTTATGAGTTTCGCATGGCATAAACCAGGTCATCCCATCCAGATCATGAGTGTGAAATCCGCTGCAATTAAGATTTTTGGCAATCTCTTCAGCTTTTTCCTGGGTTGAATAAGCCAGACGGTCATCAATTATGGCAATCTCATCGTCAATGATTCTGGTTTCCAGCTCTTCTTTGGCTTTTATTGGAACACAGTTCGGAACTTTCCTTCCATTTTTTGTTTTAAAACCAAACATTTCATATCCTGCAGTACAAGGATTGTCGTCGTCTAGCATTTCAGAAAGCAAATCAAGCTCTCTGAGTTTAGCTCCAGCATAAGTCAGACCAGATTTGCCTCCCCATAAAAGCACAGAGATTGTCCCGCAGGCTTCATTGTCGCCCTCCTTATAGTACTCCATAGCTCTGGATAAATAGCTGTACATCCTTTTAATGGTCTCAACACTGATCGGCTTTCCTTGTGACAATGCTGCAGCTCTGACTTTTCCGACCTGGGTTGCGCATTTATTGCCATTCTCTTCGTTTAGCTTCATGCCTTTTTTTGCGTTGTTTTTCACTGCGTCTGGATAGTCAGTGAATGACTCCATTTTTGTCTTTTTCTTTTTCTTCTTTTTCTTTTTGCCATATCCAAGCAAGTCCTTGACTTCAGACATTAAATACTCAGCCTCTAAAACGTCGAGCTCCTCCAGGGTTTCACTGAGGGTTTTGTCTTTAGGTCTTTCAGTGTATTTTTCCGAGAAAAACGCCTCAATACTAAAACCAGAGACTCGTCCGCTTTTGATAAATTCGTCCCAAATAGACTCATCGTTTACCTTCATTGAAATCATCCAAGTTCCCAGGGGAAGATCCATTCCGTAAAGAGCAGATTTGTCTTTTTCTTTGTCCTCAATTATCCAGGACTCAACAACCGTCATATTTTCAAGCTTGTATTTGTGTTCTAGGGTTGCCTCTGATTGATTACCCTTGATAAAAAACATCTCTGAGGCTTTGCGGACTGTTTCTTCGCTGAAAAAAATATACCATTCTTCGTTTGTGCTTTGATCTTTACGATAGATCGTTCGGTTTGGAACCAAGGCAGCACCCATGACAATTCTTTTTTCTTTGTCAACCTCTGCAAATTTTACCTCGTGGGAGTTTAATGCAACAAATGATTCCTCAATTGCTGGCTTGTCAACAAGACTGATCGCAGTGATAGTGTTGTCCTCGTTTTCTTCGTCGATTATTAGTTCAATTATTTTCATATTTATCCGATTGTTGATTGTTCAATTATAGATCTCTCTAGTGATTGGGCAGTGGTCACTTCTCCACTTGTAACATAAGCCCTCACAGGCTTGTCGTTCTGTCCGCTTATTGTTTCAGCCAGCTGGTTTGTGCTTGATGTTCCGACAACGTTAAACGCTGGAGCTGCGCTTCTAGGAGTTGCAACATTTGAGCCTCCAGCTCCTCCAGAAGCTTTTGGCTTAGATCCAGAGACAATTGAGTTGATGTTTTTAAGTGCCATCGCTCCAGCAAGTCCAGCCTGTATGAAAGGATAAGCTGGAAAACCTATTGTGACAGGACTAGCAGAGGCAGTCGTGAAAGCATTTTGAACTCCCTGGACTCCAGAAATTGTCGCCTGTGCTATTGCTGCAGCTTTTCCGATCTTAGATCCTTTTCCAGCTATGTCCTGGATAAGTGCCAGACCTTGTTTTGCAATTTGAATTTTTGCGTCTCTGACAGAATCTTCTCTTTTTATTTCCTCATCTGTTTTCTGTTTTCCTAGTGCCTCAATCTTCTGCTCGCTTGCAACTTTAAAATCCTCAAAAGCCTGTTCTGCGTCAGTTCTTGCCTGTGTTCCGATAGCATAATTTTGAATCTGTTCCTGGAGTCTTTGCTCCTCAATTTGTTTTTCTAATTCTGCGACAGCAATGAGGTCATTGATTCGCTCCAGAGCGTCAGTTTTTTGTTGAGCTGTAAATTCTTTTTCCTGGATCATTCTGGCATTTTCTGCCTCAGTTTTTGATTTTATTAGATCAAGCTGTTCAATTTCTAATCCAACTCTGTTGACGTCTTGCTCAGATCTGAATCCCTCAATGTTTTCCTCAACGTCTGCAAGATTCTTTTTTGCTTCTATAAGTGCGACCTGGTTCTCAACATTGTTCTCGTCGATTTTAAGACGTTCTTTTGCTAGATCGATCTGAATGTTTGCGTTTGCCTTTTGAAGCTTTTCCTGCTCATCTAAAATGCCTCCTAGTTTCTCATTGGCTGCAGTTCTCTCCTCAATACTTTTGGAAACGTCATCTCTGATCTGTCTTTGCAATTCTGCGTCTCTCTGGAATTTAAATTGTAAGCGATCATTTTCAGCAATTGCAACCTGGGCGTCCTTTTGTAATTGGACTAATCTTTCAGCCCTAGATTTTGCAGAGGTTATGTCTATCTCGTCCAGGGACTTCTGAGTTGCGTCTGCAACACCTTGAGCCAACTGTCCGACTTCGCCAACAGCCTCAACAAAATTGTCAGCAATTTGCTTTCCTGCGTTGCTTATGTTTTCACCTGTTTGGACGAGCTTGTTTTCAGTTGCTTCAATTTTGTCCTGGAGCTCTGCAATCTTATTTTCGTCATTACCTCCGAGGAAAGACTGTTCAAATGCGAGCTGTGCTTTTTGAAATCCTAGGACAAGACCCTGGATTGTTCCCACAACAACATTCAAAGCAATTGTCAAGGATCCGCCAACAACTTTCTGCAGAGCATCAAAACCTCCTGTGAGCTCATTGACTCTCTGAAACATGTTGATGAAGATTTTGGCAACGTCTGCAGCAACTTGTTGAACTGTTCCCATTACAATGTTGACAGCGTCGAGAGCCTTCTGATTGTTTCTGAGTCCTTCTGCTAGTGTTGCAAAACCTGCAACGACTAAAGCCAGACCTCCGACCAGGAGACTTTTCATTGCGCCTCCAATTCCTTTGACTCCCTTTTTTATTAAAGCAAATCCTTTGCTGGTTTTTTTACTGTCTTGATTAACTTTCTCCAGAGCCTTTTTTGTCGTGTCTCTGAAGTCTTTAATGTTGTCATTTAGCTCATCGATTTGCAATCCAACTTCATTGAATGAGCTGGTCGCTTTTTCTATATTAGCGTTTAAATTTATATTAACTTCTTTTCCCATAATTCAACAGAGTTAGATTGACCGCTTCTCGCAGTGTTTGAGGGATTTTATTTTTTCCAAGTGCTGTCCTGGATAAATCACCTAAATTTTTTTTGTCGTTTTTGACGAGATCCAGCATGTTTAAAATGTTTTTTATCATGGACACAAATAAGATTCGACAACTTTTGCAGTTGCCCATTCGACAATTATTCCGTATTTCCCAATATTATTGTCATCTGTAATTCCTAGAATGACATAATTTGTGTACACAGGAAGATCAGTCAAAGACATAGCTCCTCCAGAGAATGAAGTTGTCTGAGGGACTCCAGCTTTAAAAGTTACTCTGATAAGATCATTGGCAACAGGATAGGATCCTGTCCCTGTGTGTGCGATTTGCAGCTTCATGTCATTAGTTGTGTACGAATTTGAAAAGTCCTTGTCACAAACACCGTCTGATCCTATCATGTAAGTGAATAAATTGCCAGCGTTCCAAGTTGTGAGAGTTCCAATTTGAATCGCTTTGGTGTTTACTTGACTAGACGAGGCAATTGTTGAGCTAGATAACAAGCCAGAAATCGCATCACCTTTCAAATCAGACGTTTTAGTTCTAGCAAAAAACCTGTAGAAAATTGTCGCTGGATCTGTGAGTCCTGTCAGTTGATATGAAATTACAGGAGGGATTGAGAATTTATTGACAATGGTTGTTTTGAATGTTACATCTGTGATCCCAGATTTTGCTTTTAATGTTGCAATGTCGTCTGAGTCTGTCAAGTCGCTTTGGCTTGTTGAATATAAGAATCCATACTCTTCGAGCTGCGGTGTTGTGTTATTGAGTCCCAGCTCTGTGATCTCATGACCGAAATAAACCGCTGTATTTGTTGAGGATGCAACATTTGTCTGAGTAATTTTTGGAGGCGTTACAAGCAAAGGAGTGTCCACAAACATTGGAGTCGGATTGTTTGCTGGAGTCGTGTTTGGAACGTCAGTTGTCAAGTCTGGAATTGTGAATCCGTCAAGTGCTCCAGATCCGTCGATTGTGATCACGTTGTTGTCTGTAAAAATTGAACTAAAATCAATTGTCAGAAATTGTGAGAAGATTGATGTGATCGTGTTAAACTTAATCTCTTCAAAAATATTAGTCAGTTCGACAGTGCTCTGGTTCGTCTCAAAATTTGTGTTGATTTTGTTTATTCTGTAGATGTCATCAAAGACAATTATTTTGTCTGCAAGACTTAAATTGTGCATCATTTTAATTGGGAGAAATGCCTTGACAGTTGTCAGTCTTTTTCTCTCGTCCATCATGTCCTTTACAAAGCTTTTATAATACTTTTTAAATAATGACTGAGGATTTGGCTCTCCTGTAAATTCGTTAAATTCCTCGTTAAAATTTATTGATTGATTTACGGAATCCAAGACAACTAAACTCAAAAGATTATTCATCGGCATAAATGGAGACAGTTGTGTGTTTGTGTCTCCTGCTAGATTCAGAGTTGAAATTGTTGACAGTGTTCTATTTGCGTAAAAGATCAAAGGCTTTCCTAAATATGGATCTTGTTTGTCGTCAACGGAGTAACCATATTGGACATTACTGACAAGCTTCTCACCGTCTGAATTTGTTTCAAAGACTGAGTCTGTTGTCTGATATAAGTGCTCATATTTAAAATGTTCAAAAGGCAGTTCAACAGTGTATTTCGTACCGTTGAAATCTTTTCCGTCTGCGTAGTTTAAAGATCCCCAGGACTTTCCGTTTGTGTCTTCGTGGTTTTTTGCAAGAAAGGATCCAGAGTCCTGGTATTTAAATTCAATCTCTTTGAATGGAAGTACTGAGTCTGTTGTCGTTTGTGTTTTGTCCAGGTGCGATGTGATGTCCCAGGTCTTTGAGCTTGATGCATAAAATTGATCTAATGTCATGACCTCAATGACACCGTTTTGATTCTGGAAGGCTGTCAAATTAAATAAACGAAAGACTCCCTGGAGAAAATCCATTGTCTTCATTTTAGGCACTAGAGATGTAATGTTGACATTTTGGTTCGCAGCATAAGAAGCGGATCCTCTGTATGTGATTTTTGATTTGCCTTTGAGTGGATTGTTTGGATTGTGTTCAATGCTGACGTCAATTGTAAAACTGTTGACTGTAATTGTTTCGACGTAAAAAGTGAAGACACCGTTTGGGATCTCGATTTCAGTTTTGCCACCGTTTTCTCCGTTTAATGTTGTGCCAGCTAAATTGTCCCATCTCTGGAATTCCTCACCGTCTTTTTTTATTATGACATTGTAAGAAGCTGAAGTTGTCGGAGCAACAAAAATCTTGAGCTCACGTTTGTTTTTATTAGCGTTGAACTCATTTTCAAAGCTTGCAGACTTGAAACCTCTAATGTCTGGAGTTGGATCGTTTATGATTGAGAATCCTGTTGCTGGGTATTGAGCGTCTTGATCCTGGAACAAAGCTCCTTTTTTATTATGTAGCCACATGTAAAGATTAAAGAATTCCAAATTGCTGGGCTTGAAAAAATCGTCACTGAATGTGATGTCATATTGCGCTTCAATTGCCTTAATGATTGTATAAAGACGGATCGCTGGTTTTAGCTGACTTACAGGAAGACCGATTGTTGTGATCAGTCCCAGGGTTGAGCTGACGTTTTTTACAGTGTCAGTGTTAACCACAGAAGAGGATTTGTCAAACACTAAACGATCACTGACTGTGATCAGTGGAAAAACTAAAGCTTTGCTTATTTGCTCACCTATAAAAGTCACGTCTTTTCCTGTTGTCAAATAAGCCTGGATGTTTGCGTCTGTATAGTCAAAATTCATTTGGTTGAGGTTTGTCAAATTGCTCAACTTGTCGTCTCCGAGCTTATCTTTTAAATTGACACTATTTCCAAAGAATGTGATTTTGTACGATGTAGGCTCGTTGTTTTTTAGCTGTACGCCCTCAAATTTGATCCTCCCTTTTTTAAATGGTTTGTAATTCAAGAACAATTCAGAATCCTTTTTTGTTCTGGCGTCAAATCCTAGGATATTAAAATTGTAGAAATGTTTAAAAATCTTATTATTTTTTTTGCTTGCTGGAACTGTGAACGTCCTAGAATAATCCGTGAAGACTTTACTTATGTCACGAATGTCCTGGAGCGATTGCGTGAGGGTCACGCTTTCGTCTTCGAAGAGCTCAACCTGTTCGCCTAGGATATACAGTTGAATTTGGATCATTATCTGACAGAGTTTATTTTGTCAAAAGCGAACTCAAAATCAATTGTGTAATTTGCAAGCCTATCGTTGACACTTGTTTTGAAATCCATTGTTTTACTTTTTGGGATCACAGGAAGTGTTTTTCCTTCATATCTGATCCAGACGTTTTCTGTCAAAAACAACTCTTCCAGGGTCGC